TGGCAACAGCTCTGTGCACTCGGCGGCCGAGGTATGGAAGGCTGTGTTTGACAGCAACCAACCTTGGATCCTAAGCGCCAATGGCACTATCTTTACCTATGAGAAAGAAGGTGTAATCCCAGGCTTGCTCAAGCGTTGGTATGCAGAACGTAAACAAATGCAGGCCAAGTTGAGGGAATGCACAGATAAGACAGAAGAAGAATACTGGGACAAGCGACAGTTGGTCAAGAAGATTAACTTGAACAGCTTGTATGGTGCTATTTTGAATCCCGGTTGTAGGTTCTTTGACAAGCGGATTGGGCAAAGTACCACGCTGACCGGACGTAGTATTGCCAAGCACATGGATGCTCATGTAAATGAATGTGTAACCGGCAAGTACGATCATGCCGGCGCTGCTATCATCTATGGTGATACAGACAGTTGTTACTTTTCTGCTTGGCCCATGCTCAAGGATGATGTAGAAGCAGGGCGCATGGAATGGGACAAGGACATCTGTGTTTCTCTGTATGACAGCATTGCCGAACAGGTGAACCAAAGCTTTCCGGGGTTCATGGAGCAAGCATTCCATTGCCCTAGAGAAATGGGCAGTGTTATCAAGGGAGGCCGAGAGATTGTTGCCAGCAAAGGCTTGTTCATTACCAAGAAGCGGTACGCTGTACTTTACTATGACAAGGAAGGCAAGCGTCTTGATGTTAATGGCTATCCGGGCAAGGTCAAGGCCATGGGCCTGGATCTCAAGAGGTCAGACACTCCCAAGGTAGTCCAGGAATTTCTTAGTGAGATCCTGGAGAATGTACTAACTGGACATAGTCGTGCAGATGTGATTGAAAAAATTCGAGCATTCAAGTACTTGTTCATGGAGCGGCCAGCCTGGGAAAAAGGCACACCCAAGCGTGTGAACAACTTGACCAAGTATGGCGATGCTGAACTCAAGGAAGGCAGAGCTAACATGCCCGGACATGTACGTGCTGCACTTAACTGGAATACTATGCGGCGCATGAACAGTGATAATTACAGCATGCAAATTATCGACGGCATGAAAACAATTGTCTGCAAGCTAAAGTCCAACGCTCTCGGCTGGACTTCGATCGGTTACCCCACAGACGAAATGCACTTGCCACAGTGGTTCCGGGACTTGCCATTCGACGACAGCTTGATGGAAACTACAATTATCGACAGCAAAGTATCCAACTTGTTGGGTGTACTGAACTGGGACATTAGTCAGGCCACTAACACAGAAAATACATTCCAATCCCTATTTGAGTTCACATGAAACTTAGCTGTATAATTGACTATAGAAATTTGTTAGCAAGATTAGATCCGGCCGACACAGATCTTTTGATTAGTAGTCACCTTGGTCCAATTTTGCACAGCATCGGAGCTAGCGCAGTACAGTTCCCGGATCTGCTAGAACAGCTTAATCGTGACCGTGATCAAATACACGGTGCGTTTATGAAATTTCGATCTACTGTGCGTGAAATACGAGAACAACTACAAGATTTGATTGATCAGTTAGAACCAGCATATTTTGCAAACAGCTTTGAACTTTATAAATCAGGTCAGCACGGAGATAAGCCCGAATATTTACTTGCGAGACAGCAAGAATTATCTCTGGATGCAGTTGATTACATTCGTAGTCGACTTAGATTGTTGTCCGACTGGCATCACCCGGCTATGGTCATCCGGCCCGGACGAGAAGACTGGATCCAAGACTTAGTTGGGTCAGATCCGTTGTATCTAGTAGACTACTGTGAAGAAATGATTCAACCGACTCTGAATCGTTTCCGGGAAGAGTATCAACGACGGCTACAAGTTTACATTGAACCAAGAGACGAAGATTCTACAGTGTTATCAGCACTACCGCAATCACAATTTGGATTAGTGGTTGCGTTGCACTACTTCAATTTCATGCCCATGGAACGTATCGGCCAGTATCTAACAGAGATATTCAACAAGCTCAAGCCCGGTGGAAGTTTACTAATGACATTCAATGATTGTGATATTGCCGGCGGTGTTGAGCTAGCTGAACGAGGTTTTATGTGCTACACTCCCGGACACATGATTAAGACACTAGCAAAAACTCTTGGTTTTGAAATAATTCAATGGTATTATCTAGAAAAATCCAATGCGTTAATAGAACTGCGGCGGCCGGGTCGCCTTACATCGCTACGCGGCGGACAAAGCTTGGGGAAAATTATACCAGTGACTAGCAAAGATCATCACACTAGGCGGGTAAGAATTAAACCATAGTGTTTATAAAATTATACCGAAACCTGTCGCAAAATCTAAATAACTGTAATACAATTAACCCATATAGGAGAACTTATAATGAGAGATTATCTACTCGACCTCGTCGAACACACTTTTGATCTTGGCTGCATTGATTTGATTAAAACCACCGGTACTGACCAAGACACTATCATTGATGGCTTGTCAGAGGATCGCAGTGTGGTTGTGCAGGGGAAGTTTTTGACCCCGGTGGCTGAATTCATTGGCACATTTGGTATGCCAAATCTTAACAAGCTCAAAATTATTTTGAACTTGCAAGAGTATCGCGAAGGTGCTGATATTACTGTGTCGCGACAGGATCGCAACGGCGAGGCTATACCAGTGGGCCTGCATTTTCAAAATGCTGCCAAGGACTTTACGAATGACTACCGGTTCATGACATCGGAGATCATTGCAGAAAAGCTCAAGACCATGAAGTTCAAGGTTCCGGCCTGGCATATTGAATTTGAGCCCAGTGTTGCCTCTGTCCTAAGACTTAAAATGCAGGCGCAGGCCAATGCAGAAGAAGACACTTTTCAGGTGAGAACTGACAAGGGAGACTTGAAGTTCATGTTCGGCGACCACAGCACACATGCTGGTGAATTTGTTTTCCAGGCCGGAGTATCGGGAGTTCTTAAGCGTTCATGGTCGTATCCCAAAGCACAGGTGATTAGTATTCTAAACCTTACCGGGGACAAAATTATCCGCATCAGTGACGACGGGGCTGCACAGATCACTGTGAACTCGGGCATTGCTGAATACAATTATATCCTACCTGCAATGGGCAAGTAACTGCTGATGATTGAACAAGACGACCTAACTGCCAAGCAGAACGACTACGCTATTTTTCTGCCAGCTATCTCCAGTTTTTATGGCAGCTATATTGGCAAACAACGTGCCGGCACGTATGTAGAACAGACTCGCATGCCTGCGGGTATTCCCGAGATGGAACAACTGAACTGGTTGAATCCACAAAAGGCACTGTTCCCGTATCGCTGGAGTCTTTACAGTGCAGGTCACGCCAATCTTGACATGACCAAGCCCAGTGCCAAGGAAGACATGGTACGGGATCGAGATCCTGACAGCTTCATGCTGTTGGACTCGGGTGGATTCCAGATTGCCAAGGGCGTGTGGCCCGGACAATGGGCCAACCCTGCAGACTTGAATGCAGAGAAGAAACGCAGACAAGTGCTCGAGTGGCAATGTCAAATTGCTGACTATGCAATGACCATGGATATCCCTACCTGGACCTACCTGGACAAGGAAGCATCTGTGCTGTGCGGGATCCACAGTTATGATGATGCAGTCAACGCTTCTAAGTACAACAACGAGTACTGGATGGCAAATCGGTATGGCAAGACCAAGATTCTAAACGTGTTGCAGGGTAGCAATCACAGCGAAGCTGATCATTGGTACGACATGATGAAGGGCTATTCTGATCCTGGCCTGCACCAAAATGCCTTTAATGGTTGGGCCATGGGAGGGCAAAACATGTGCGATTCGCACCTGGTGCTTAAACGCTTGGTGCACTTGATACATGATGGATTGTTAGAAAAAGGACAACATGACTGGATGCATTTCTTGGGAACATCGAAGTTGGAATGGGCAGTATTACTCACAGCCATTCAACGTTCAATTCGGTACTATCACAATCCCAACTTCACAATTAGTTTCGACTGTGCGTCGCCCTTCTTGGCCACAGCCAACGGGCAATTATACCATAACATCACCACAGAGAGCAGGGGCAAATGGTCCTACAACATGAGTCCTACGGTAGACGATAAAAAGTACTCTACTGATTCTCGTATGTTTGGTAATGCAGTTCGGCAAGATGGAATCCATCCTAAATTCGAAGACAGTCCCATTACCAGTAGGTTAAAAATTAGTGATGTTTGCTGTTACCAGCCCGGCGACCTAAATAAGATTGGTAAGGAAGGCCGCACATCTTGGGATAGTTTCAGCTACGCCTTGCTTATGGGACATAATGTTTGGATGCATTTAGAATCGGTACAACGAGCAAATCGAATGTGTGATTCGGGTGTTTACCCAGATATGATGGTACATCCAATATCTGAAGCATTCAATGTTACTAACCTAATTGATAGAATATTTTCTGCCCGTGATCGCCAAAAGAGCTTGGAAATTATCGACGGACATGCTAAAGTATGGGAACGGGTGGTGGGAACCCGTGGGTACACAGGAAAACGAGCAGTCAACGCTCATACTCAGTATAACAATTTATTCAGCGTAGTCGAGGAAGATCTTACAGATGAACTTGATCAATCTCGACTTGATCAACTTGAGGACAGTGTATAATGTATGAAACTAGAATTCGACACTTAGAAAACGTGCACGCCGATCTAGATAATCGGGTCGATGCTATGGAAAAGAACAACGTTTTCGAAGACCATCAGATATCAGAACTTAAGAAACGGCGGCTTGCTGTGCTTGACGAACTACGGTTTCTGCGTCGTCAACAACACGAACATAACCAGCGGGTAGATCTTGGCTCGGAGGACCGGCGATGAATCGAGAAGGACATGAGGACATCAAGTTCTTTACCGGTATCGAAGTTGAAAATACTCCACAGCGGGGTAAGAACACCTTGTTTGTTGTAGGGGTACAATCTGTAGATGACATTGCTGCTCAACTCAGCGCCGGCGATTCTATTCAACATATCTATTTTGGGGCTAATCAAAGCTTTCCTAGGCTAACAATCAATGATGCGGAAAACTGGGGACAATGGGAAGAGATGATTAGTTTCTTCTTGGAGCTTGAGTACACCTGTACACTTGACATTGATGTAAATTGTGTAGAAGGATTACTTGAAAGCGGCCTAACCGAAAATTATAAATTTATCCCCATGATATCTGTTAAAATTCCCTACATCCAGCAACTGGGATACAATGCAACCGTAAAGATTGATGATTATGACTTTGATGCCACAAACCCCGGGGTATGGTGTCACAGTGTACATGATCTCATGGCACGGAATCGTTTTACAAGCTGGGATGAATATACAAAGGACAAAACACTATGAGCCAAGACCAAAGAGACTCCACTGAACGTATTCGTAAAGCTGCATCCAGGATGATCTGGGTTACCTTTCAAAAAGAAGGTATCCACAAGTATCCGGCGGCATTAACTGACCCGGCGCTGGCTACCGGGGACGAATATGATGTAAGTTTTCTGGGCTACCCGCACCGTCATATCTTTCACTTCCGCGTTTGGATTGATGTGTTCCATGATGACCGGGATATTGAGTTTATTCAGTTCAAAAGATGGTTGGAAAATCTCTACAAAGATGCTATACTAGCGTTAGACTATAAAAGTTGCGAGATGATTGCAGATGACCTATACACTCATATCAGTTTCCGACATCCTGGACGTGCAGTGTGGATTGAGGTATCCGAAGACGGTGAGAACGGATGCCTTATACGTTACGAAACTCACCAACCTCCTAACCGCTTGAAAATTTAATTAAAAAAAATATGGCTAAAACTGTTTTTGAACCTAACCCCCGTGTCCACCAAATCTTTGATGATTTGGATCAGTACTTGGAATTTTGCCAAGACTTCGGATACATGTACGACGAATCCGATCTCTACAATTGGAAGAGCTATGCTTATCAACAATTCACCAAGAACCAGCAGAACAAAGCTGCCAAGGACATGTGGGTGATTGACGGTCGCAAGCCCGAAGATCGCGTGTTTAGGAAGTATGCCAGTGCGTAAGTTGTTTTACATGGGCTTGGAGGCTTACGAGGCTCGTTACACACTTCAACTCACAGAGTGGAATCGGCGAGTATTTGATCGCCGCGGACTTGATGTTGTGTACGTGCCTGGATCGGTGATTGACAACACCAAAAGCATCAGTGTGGGCCAGGTGCTGGATGCACACGGTCGCAGCTATTTCTCATTGAGCCAGATGATGAACTTGGTGCAAATGATGCGCAGTGGTGATGTCACTAACGAAGATGTCATCTACTTTGAGGACATGTTTCAACCCGGCATTGAAAGTTTGCCTTACATCCTGGATCAAGTGCCGCTCAACATGCGTCCTCGAATCTATGTGCGCTGTCTTGCACAAGCCATTGACCCCGATGATTTTGTTCATGTATGGGGTATGGCCGGATGGATGAGCACATACGAGAAGATGGTTAATGAATTTGTAACCGGTGTGCTTGCTACCAACGAAGAGATGGTTGCTCACATGCGTATTGCTGGATGGAAGGCCCCGATCTACAACATCAGTGGCCTGGCGTTTGGCAAGGAAGAAGTGCTAGAACGCATTGGTGGTGCCGAGAATGTTGCTCCGTTCAAATCGCGAGATCTTCGTGTTGGATTTGCTGCACGGTTTGACCAAGAGAAACAACCAGACTTCTTTATGGATCTGGCGCAGGAGTATCAAGCAACATACCCGCAAGTCAAGTTTGCTGTGTTTTCAGGCGGGCCGATGCGCAGCAACAACCCTCGATACATTGACCGCGCCAGAGCCATGCAGGAACAAGGGCTGCTTGAAATTCACGAGAACCTCGGCAAGAATGATTACTATGCACTGCTGAATAATACTCGAGTACTGTTTAATTGTGCCTTGCAAGACTGGGTCAGCAACACTGTAAGCGAAGCAGACACGCTAGGATGCAATGTACTGTATCCAGCTTATCGCAGTTTTCCGGAAACGTTTGCAAATGATCCGGACCGTTTGTATGTGCCCTGGAGTGAAGATGATGCGTTCAACAAGCTTACCAGCTTGTTGCAAAAACCACATCACAACATGGGCCTGATCTCTGATTGGAACAACAGCACTGTGGATCGCATTGTGGATATCCTCGAGGACAAAGGCAAAGGCGAACAGTGGCGGCGTGTTGGTCCCAGGTATCGAGATCATGTCGCACACGCCAAGTATCCTGTGGTTAAGATCGAAGCATGAGTACTGTAGTAACTGGTGCCGCTGGATACATAGGTGGTCATATTGCATTACGTCTTAAAGATGCCGGGCACACGGTCATTGGCATTGATCGTCGGCCCTTGCCGGATCATTTTGACAAAGATGTAATGAGTTTTCTCCAGGCAGATTTCGATAGTGATGTTGCTAAACAACAGTTGCTCGAGGCGCGGCCAGATGCTATCATACATTGCGCTGGCACAAGCTTGGTTGGTCCAAGTCTGTCAACTCCGTGCGAGTACTATAATAACAATGTAGTTAAGACCATACATCTGTTGGACTTTATGTTGCAAGCAATACCAAAAACTAAGTTTATCTTTAGTTCATCGGCAGCAGTATACGGGACACCGATCATGAATCCATGTCATGAAGTTGATCCGCGTGAACCAATTAGTCCATATGGTGAGAGCAAACTTATGGTCGAACAGGTATTAGAAAGTTATTGCAAAGCATACGGGCTCGACTATGTTTCTTTTCGATACTTCAATGCTTGCGGCGCAGATATGAGTGGTCGTCACGGACAAGAACCTGGGGCTACTCATATTATTGCAAGAGTGCTGGAGAGTATTCGAGATAACAAGCCATTTATTTTAAATGGTGCAGACTATTCTACAGATGACGGTAGTTGTGTGAGAGATTATGTACATGTGCAAGACATTGCTGATGCGCATGTGAGTGCATTATATGATGATATGCCTGCTGGCGTATATAATCTCGGAACAAGCAAGGGCACTAGTAATTTAGAAATTATTAATGCAGCCGAACACATTACTGGAAAAAAATTACAGGTGTCAACAGGGCCACGCAGATCTGGGGATCCAGATGTACTTACTGCTAGTGCAGATAAATTTGGAAGAATCTATAAAGGCTGGCAGAAATTTACTCTTGACGATATGATTTCACACGCTTGGTCTTGGTATAATGTTTGACAGTCTGTTCCGTTTTGAACGAGAATTAGCCGAGTACACAGGTGCACCTTATGTAGTAGTTACAGACGGATGTACCCATGCCATTGAACTAGCTATGAGATGGTATCAAGTCGGGCAGTGTGAATTCACTGCCCGCACCTATATTAGTATACCGCAATGCCTAGCTAACTTGGGAATTGAATATACCCTAACTGATGAAGCTTGGCAAGGTGAATATCAATTCCATGGCACAAACATCTGGGATTCAGCGCGGCGCCTTGAACCCAGAATGTACCGCACAGGCCAAGTACAATGCTTGAGTTTCGGACACAGTAAGCCCATGACTATTGGTAAATGCGGAGCTATCTTGCTTGACGACAAGCCAGCATACTCACAGTTGAGTCGTATGCGCAGCGATGGTCGAGACCTAGCAATTGCTCCTTGGCAAGCTCAATCAACATTCGGCCCAGGGTGGCACTATTGCCCGACCCTTGAAGATTGTAAGCGGGGAAGTAACTTGCTGCCAACCATTCAGCCACTATCTCAGCAAGCGGGTTATCCGGACTTGCGGCAAATTAATTTTGTTAGTTGACATTTATCTAAATAACCTGTATAATAGATACATTCTGTATCCATTCTTAATCTTAACCAACAAACATATATGACCCAACTAGAACGCAATCTATCCCAAGTAATCCGAGCCCGTATCAACGCAGCCGGCGCCCGTTTTCACAGCAATGACAATATTGCCGAATTTGTACACGAAGGTGAGCTTGAAGGCCTTGTTGATGAGGTGGCTGCAAAAATGCAAGGCGTACTTGACTCTTTGGTGATTGATACTGAAAACGATCACAACACACACGACACTGCACGCCGCGTGGCCAAGATGTTCGTAAAGGAAACTTTCAGTGGACGCTATCGTCCGGTGCCCAAGATCACTGCTTTCCCTAACATGGGATATAAGAGCTTGTACACTACAGGGCCTATTTCTATTCGTAGCACCTGCGCCCACCACTTTCAAAACATTGTGGGTAGCTGCTGGGTCGGGATTGTGCCCGACACCGAAGTGATTGGGTTGAGCAAGTTCAACCGTTTGGTGCATCATATTTGCGAGCGCCCTCAAATTCAAGAGGAGATGACCACACAAATTGCCGACGCACTGAAACAATATGCCAGGACCGATAACATTGCTATTGTTGTCAAAGCAGAACATTTTTGTATGACACAACGCGGCGTACGGGAACACTCTAGTGATATGACCACAGCAATCATGATGGGTGCATTTGAGAAGGATCCTGCATTGAAGAAAGAATTTTACGATATCTGCTTGAGTATGAAAGGTCACAGGAACTAATCATCTAATAGTAGAATAGATAAATTAGCAAGAGAGAAAACTATGTCAACAACAAAATCAGTAAACAAACTTAGCGATAAGCTAACCAAAATAAGTGAATCATACACAGTTAATCGGTATGACAATGGCTTTATGGTAGACGCAGGCGGCCGGAATAAGAAGGGCGACTATGTCAATGCCAAGATCTTGTGTAATAGTCTCGAAGAAGTGCTAGCTCTTGTTAAAGAAGCCGGCGAGATGGATCTCGATAACTAAGGGAGAATAGCATGGCAAAAAAGTATTTTAGTACAAAAACTTACAAGCAAATTGGCCCAGTAGCGTATCGGCAATGGAGGGCAGATAGTCACTGCAATCTAATTCATGGTTATGCCATGAGCTTTCACTTTGAGTTTGAATGCGACACCTTAGACGCACGTAACTGGTGCACTGACTTTGGCGGTCTAAAGCCCTTAAAGGACGAGCTTGAAAACTGGTTCGACCATACCTTGTTGGTTGCGCAAGACGATCCCATGCGTGACCACTTGTTGGAGCTTGGTAGACTTAAACTGGCCAAGATTACAGAAGTGGAAAAGACCGGATGTGAGGGCCTTGCTGACTTTTTGTACGAGTACGTCAACACTATCTTTCTACCAAACTGCGGCAGTACAGAGGCTGCACGAGTCTGGTGCTGCAAGGTCGAAGTGCGGGAAACCGATAGCAACATGGCAGGTCGGCAAGGGCATCGAGAAGACAACGAGTTTGCCGACGCATGATTTCGGATACTGTAGTACCGGGCATCAGTATCCTATTGCCCACACGGGGACGAACTGAACAGTTAAAGCGCAGTATCGAAAGTTTGATCAACCTTGCACAAGAGCCAGCTGACATCCAGTGGTGCTTTGGGTTTGACAACGATGATGCCGAAAGTTTTGCATACTTTCAATCCCATGTTCTACCTAAAATTCAAGAGTCCGGGGCAAAATATACCTGCCTTGGCTTTGAGCCAATGGGCTACGCTCGACTGCACGAATATGTGAACCAACTTGCACACACCAGCACAGGCAAATGGATGGTGTTTTGGAATGACGACGCAATAATGCGTACTACAAATTGGGACACAACGATCAAAAACCAAGGTGACCGTTTTTGTTTGCAGGCATTCGAAACACACAACAAACACCCTTACAGCATTTTCCCTATTGTGCCTCGCAAATGGCTTGAACTGATTGGGCACTTTAGTCAGCACCAGCTGAACGATGCCTGGGTGAGTCAGGTAGCCTGGCTGTTGGATATCATGGTTAAAATTGACGTACATGTGGACCACGAACGATACGACCTTACCGGAAAAAACAACGACGCTACCTTCAGGAAGAGAATAGTGTTCGAAGGTAAACCATCGGATCCGCGAGATTTTAACTATGTGCCGCGACGTCAACAACGGTTAACAGAAGCCCAAACAATCGGCAATTATCTTATATCACAGGGCTATGATATGAGTTATTGGACGAGTGTGGCACAAGGAAAACAACTGCCCTGGGAGCGGATGATAGCTGCAGATGTGAACAAACATCTATCGACCCCGTCGATATAATATAAGTACATTATGAAGAAAATTGTCTACGTGACCGGATGTTTGGGGTTTATAGGATCGCACGTGACACGTCAATGCCTAGACCTCGGATGGTATGTGATTGGGGTAGATAGTTGCACTTACGCCAGTAATTGTAATTTCATGACTGAGTTTGAAACGTATCCCACGTTCAAATTTATCAAATCTGATATCAACGACTTAGACCGATTGGTTGACTGCGACTATTTTATTAACACGGCTGCAGAAACACACGTAGATAACTCCATCATGAGCTCGGAAGTTTTCATCCGCAGCAACATCAACGGGGTACATCACTTGCTGGAACTAATCAAGCAACAACCCAGTCACAAAGCGCCGGTGTTTTTGCAATTTAGTACCGATGAGGTCTATGGAGATATCAATTCGGGTGCACATACTGAACAAGATATGTTACGACCATCGAATCCATATTCGGCATCAAAGGCTGCGGCTGACATGCTGGTGTTGGCGTGGAACAGAACCTTTGGTATCAAGTACATTATAGTGCGCCCAACCAACAACTATGGCATTGGGCAGTATGTAGAGAAACTAATTCCAAAGTCGATCAAGTATCTCACACTAGGGAAGAAGATCGACCTACATGATCGCGGTAATCCTGTGCGAACTTGGTTACATGCCGATGATACTGCTCGTGCAGTTATAACTCTTATCGATCAAGGCAGCATTAATGAAATCTACAACATTTCAGGCAACACAGAAATGCCCAATCGAGATGTTATTAAAAAGATTTTACATCACTTTCCCGGCAACGGTGCTGAAGATTGCTGGGAGAATTACATCACTGACAGTCAAAGACGTGGTCAGGATGTGCGCTACGCTATCGATGACAGCAAATTAAAAAAATTAGGTTGGTCACCAGTGGCCTGTTTTGACCAAGAACTAGAACAAATAGTCGAGAATTATAGGAATAATTTTGTATGGTAAAGAACTATCTAGTATGTTCAGTTCGCCCTATATCAGAGAACTGGATGTATCGAAACAGTGCACAACTGCATTTAGACTATCAAGAAATGTATCGTTTAAGATTAGCCAGTTTTCGACACTTTGTAAAAGAACCGTTTGAAGTAGTATTGTGGACTGATCCTGCTACCAATAGCGATACTTGCACCTATCAAAATTGGTTAGATATCAAAGAATTGTGGCACAAAGAAACTTGCAACATATTTTGGGCAGGTGCCGACACACTTATGATCCAGCCCACAGAGTTGTTTTCTGACAGGTTCTCTCAATACCGATTGTTCAATTATACAGATCCAAAAAGTTATAAAGATTTTGCACACTATTACAACGATGATATACAATATTATCCACACACCATGTCAACCGATGTATGGAAATTGGGCGAAGAGTGGTTGACTCAAAGAGAAACTCACCCAGACCGTAATTGGGGGTTTGATCAGTTAAGACATAATGCCATGTTTTGGAGTCAAAATATTTCGAACTCTGACAGACTACATCCAGAGATGGCCTATCAAGCAATGAATTTAAGAGTCACGGACCAACAGGCAATAGATTGGCAAATAGATTGGCACAATGAATGGAATGCTTTACATATAAAGCAGGCTCACATATTACATTTTCATGGCAGTCGTGGTAGTCAAGCTGTAATAAACATTATGAGAGAAATGTGCAATCAACTTTTAATTAAAATATGAAACAAATATTAGAAGATATTAAAAAATATATTGATAATAAACAAACAGACAAAACCTGGGTCGCAGGTAAAGACTTTGTAAACTATGCAGGGCCGCATTTTGACTCTTCGGAGTATGTGGCAGCAGCAGAAGTACTGCTCAACGGTTGGCTTGTTATGGGTAACAAGAGTTTAGAGTTTGAGCAAACGTTTCCGAAAGAGTTTGGTAAGACTCGTGGTGTGCTGACCAACTCCGGGAGCAGCGCCAACCTGCTCATGATGACCGCAATGAAGTCCAAGCGCGGATACAACTTCCCTACCGGAACCAAGGTACTGATGCCTATTGCAGGATTCCCTACAACGTTGAATCCAACTATTCAGAACAATTTCACACCTGTGTTCTGCGATATTGAAATTGACACTCTGAACATTGACTTGGATCAAGCAGAACAGATTCTTGCAACTGATCCAGATATCAAAATTATCACGTTTGCTCATGTGCTAGGCAACCCTCCTAACATGGACCGTGTTATGGACTTGGTCCGCAAGTACTCGCTTGTGCTGCTAGAGGACTGCTGTGATGGCTTAGGCACAACATACGATGGTCAACCCTTGGGCAGTTTTGGCGAAATGGCCAGCTGTAGTTTTTATCCAGCGCACCACATGACCATGGGCGAGGGTGGATTTGTTGCACTAAACGATCCCGACCAAGAGATCATTGTTCGTTCTCTACGTGAGTGGGGACGGGGCTGCTATTGTGTAGGTCCCGAGGCCAATAAGTTAAAATGTGGCACCTGTGGCAAACGATTCAACGAGTGGATTCCCGAGATGCCAGGCGTGATATTTGACCACAAGTATGTGTACGACGAGATTGGTTACAACTTGAAGCCCATCGAGCTGCAAGCAGCCATGGGGCTAGAACAGATCAAGAAGTTGCCAGAAATTCACACACTACGTCAACGCAACTATGATCTGCTGTTTGCAATTTATGAAAAATACGAAGAGTTCTTCCACCTGCCCCGTGCTCAGGACAAAGCAGATGTAAGCTGGTTTGCTTTCCCGCTGACTATCCGTGAGGGTGTACCGTTTACACGCATGGACATTGTGGACTATCTTGAAGAAAATCTAATTCAAACCCGACCTTACTTTGCCGGCAACATCATGTTGCAGCCAGCGTATAGTCACTTGATGGATCCGGCAGCAGCCAGAGACAACTTCCCTGTGGCCACATTCACAATGAAGAACACGTACTTCCATGGATGTAGCCCGGTTATTACGCCGGAACAAATCAAATACATTGGCGAGAAGGTCGATGGGTTCATGAGCCTGTATCTATGAACGATGTTGAAAAAAGAATAATAGAAATCAGTTATCGAGAAAAAATATCGCATTTGAGTTCAAACTTGAATGCGGTTAATATCATCGAAGAAATCTATAAAAACAAGCAGGCCGACGAGCCATTCATCTTGAGCTCCGGGCATGCAGCTCTGGCTTGGTACGTGGTGTTGGAAAAATACCTAGGTAAAGATGCCGACTACTTGTTTCACAAACACGGAGTGCATCCGCATAGGAACACAGAAGATGGATTGCCGTGCTCTACCGGAAGTCTAGGGATGGGGCTTACTGTGGCTACCGGATATGCGTTAGCTGATCGTGGTCGTCGTGTGCATTGTTTGATCAGTGACGGCGAGTGCGGCGAGGGATCTATCTGGGAAGCACTGAGATTTATCTATGAAGCACAGCTGGATAACCTAGAAGTATACGTTAATGTTAACGGCATGATTGCGTATGATTTTATTGATCGCGAGTACATTATTCAACGTCTTCGAGCGTTCTTGCCACGTATCAACATACGCAACACTACACCGCCAAGTTGGCCTTTTGCTCAAGGCATCCTTACACATTACTATGTGTTAAAATCTGAGGACATGGATAAACTATGAGAAATAGATTTGGCGAACTCATGGCAGATACACTAGTAACAGATCCCAACGTGTGGTTGCTGTCCGGCGACTTAGGGTTTGGTGTGCTGAACAAATCAAGGCAGGTAGCTCCGGATCGTGCCCTCAATGTTGGAGCAGCAGAGCAGTTAATGCTAGGTGCTGCTGTGGGGCTCACACACTGTGGCAAAATTCCCATTTGTTATAGCATCACACCATTTGTAGTGTTTCGTCCTTATGAGTGGATTCGTAACTATCTAGACCACGAACTTGCGCCAGTAAAGCTAGTAGGCGCAGGACGAGATCAAGACTACGGGCACTTGGGATTCAGTCACTGGGCCGAGGACGCTGGCCGGGCTATCGGCGTATTCCCCAACATTAAGATTTACCAACCAGATACTGTGCAAGAACTTGAATCAATCTGGGAAGAATTTTTGTACAACAACCAACCTTGTTATCTAAATATTAGAAGATCATGAATATATCCGATTTAATAGAACTGCGAGTATCGAGTAGACCAGAGTTAGGCAATCTGTACTGGCCAAAATACGATCAGGGCTGCTGGAGCTACATGCATCAGTATCCATTGGGTCAGGAATTTTTTGACGCACTAATGAGTCATGTATCTGATCGCAGCATCATGGTACAAGCCGGGGGCAATTGTGGGCAGTATGTACGACAATATGCAAATTTGTTTGACACTGTGTATACTTTTGAGCCTGACCCACTAAACTTTGTATGTCTGTCTTTGAACTGCCCTACTAACGTTATTAAAACACAGGCCTGTGTGGGCAACAATAAGAATTTTGTAGGATTAAACACATATAGAGAACATGGTGCCGACACTGCCGATGCCGGCGGAATACATGTGGGTGGCAAAGGTGTGGTACCAACTGTGATTATCGACGAGTTGAATCTGCCTGGCTGTGGTCTCATACAATTGGACATCGAAGGGTATGAATATTTTGCGTTGACGGGTGCACAGAACACAATAGAAAAATATCATCCAGTGATTATAGTAGAATGGTACAGCCCTTGGGCAGCCAGATACAACGTAAATCAAAAGCAGTTTGATAAATTTTTTATTGACATGGGATACAGCCAAGTGATGGCATCCGATATCGATCAAGTTTACACACACAGCTTATGAAAACTGTATTAATCACCGGTAGTAATGGATTTGTTGGACATTATCTAGCAGAAGAGTTCCTACAGGATCACATTGTGATTTGTGTAGTTCGGCCCGGGACCACTAACATGGCTCGCTTGCAACAAATTGCAACTGCGGTTGAGATTATCGAGCACGATATCAAAAACTCTTGTCTGTGCCTACCGGCAGCAGACATAATACTACACGCCGGCGCCAACCCTAGTGCAGCAGACAGTTTAAGCAACCCCACAGCGTCGGTCATGGATAATGTAGTAGGCACATTAAATCTACTAGAGTATGCGCGGCATAACCGAGTTGAACGATTTGTGTACTACAGTTCAGGAGAAGTGTTTGGGCCTGTTGCTGTTGGGCAAGATAGTCAGCCCAACGATGCTTACCATAGCCGCTCACCTTACGCAGCATCCAAGGCTGCCGGGGAAGAGCTATGCGTATCTTACGCCAACTCGTTTGGTATTCCTGTCAGTATCATTCACATCAACAACACGTTTGGCCCACGTTGTCAAAGCAATCGGCTACCAGTTATAATCATGCGCCAATTGCTAGCAGGCCAGACCATAAACCTGCACGTGGGCACAGATGGAGTAATTGGTGGGCGGCGATGGTTGTATGCTGGAGATGTAGCCGGCCACACAAGATTTATTCTACAAACACAGACCACACAGTGTGAAAAATGGAACAGTGCCGGAAGTAGATTTATTGATAACCTTGAGTTTGCACAAAAAATAGCCCGCTTGATGGATCTTGAACTGCTATATAAATTAGTTCCGATAGATCGTCCAGGACACGACTTGTGTTACAGCATTGATCCTAGTAAACTATATGATCTAGGGTGGCAAGAACCAGCAGCAATCGATCAACGATTAGCACACACTATTCAGTGGTATCGGGACAATCCCGAATGGCTCAATCGTTGATACTTAACATAAAACAGGAGTTTATATGAGTGATGTTTTTGATGACCAACGTAAGTTTATGCGAGCATGTGGGCAAACTATTGACACGCCCAATGCAGAACAATTCAAGTTGTACTGTGACTTGATCAAGGAGGAAGTTGCCGAGTTGGCCGCTGCTGTTGCCAGTAGCGATCGTGTTGAGCAGCTGGATGCCTTGATTGATATCATGGTGGTTACAGCCGGTGCACTGCACAGCATGGGCGTTGACTCCCCGGGCGCCTGGAAGGAAGTAATGCGCAGTAACTTTGCCAAGGTTGATCAACGTACTGGTAAAGTTATTCGTAGAGAAGATGGTAAAATTCTCAAACCCACAAACTGGGAACCGCCCAGGCTCAAGGGTTTTGTGCTTGCGGCATGAAAATAACAGTAGCCGGTACAGCCAAAATATTAGCCAAACAGCTTGTGTAATCTAAATATCTATGTTAAACTAGCAATATGAATTCCAAAGAAACTGAAGTTATGAACATTCTTCAAGAAGAATGTGCCGAGGTCATTCAAGCTGTCAGCAAGTGCTCTAGGTTTGGGATTGACAATTGCAAGCCACAAGCACGAGTGACTAACCGGGAACATCTTGAAGAAGAAGCAGGTGACTTGCTTTGCATGCTTCAGTTGATGATGGAGATGGGTGTTCTCAGCGAAAAGAAAGTATATGATGCTGCGCTCCAAAAACGAGCAAAACTGCATAAATGGTCGAATATTTTTACACATGACGTTACAACAGAATGAGCAAACTTAAAATCTCAGAACTATTTTATAGCATCCAAGGCGTCTATTAAAAGTATATATATCCTCGCTCTGTATAAATAAGTGTGAGGAGAACATTATGCAACTACATTCAAAAGAAAGAACAATTAAACGCAGACAGAGATCAGATCTTATTAAAAAATTTGGAATACACGCCGATCATTATGAAGCTATTGCTAAATCACAAAATTATATGTGTGCTATATGTGAAAAACCAGAACCGTGTAATAGGGCACTAGCAGTTGATCATTGTCATACTACTAAAAAAGTTAGAGGATTGTTGTGTACAAACTGTAATATGGCATTAGGAAAATTTCAAGACAATGTTGAATACCTAAAAAAAGCAATAGGATATATGGAAAGAGAATTTAGCGTACCGGACGTAGAAGATAGTATAATTAAAATTAATCATAACGATCGTCCAAATTGGAAAATGTTTGTAACAACTCCTAATGGGATGTTTCCATCATTGCAACACGCTGGAGAATTCTATAAAGTCAATCATACTACTGTTAGAAGTTGGTGTATGCCAAATAGTAAATGGAAAAAAGAAGGGTTTGAATGCCAGAAAATGTTTGTATCATTAAACGAATTAACGGAATATTGTAATGTCAAAGATTAAGATAGCTGAATTATTTTACTCAATTCAGGGAGAGGGAAAATTTATGGGGGTGCCGTCAATCTTCTTGCGCACATTCGGTTGCAACTTTACCTGCGACGGATTTGGTATGCCGCGTGGCGAGAAAAGCCAAGAGCGTATCAAGATTGCTGCCTTAGACAGTTTTGGTCCATACGCTAACTACAAAGAACTGCCTCTTGTTAGTACCGGATGCGACAGCTATGCGTCTTGGGATCCTGCATTTAAGCATCTTAGCCCGGTGATTGATACCAAGGACATTGTCAAGAGCATTTGTGAAATGCTGCCACACAAAGAATGGCGTGAAGAACACTTGGTTATCACAGGTGGAGAACCCTTGCTGGGATGGCAACGTGCTTATCCAGACTTGTTGAACCATTCGTCAATGCAAGGACTGAAAGAGATCACGTTTGAAACCAATGGTACTCAACAGTTAACCGGTGAGTTCAAACAATATCTCGAAGATTGGGGTATTAAGAAACGCGGATACAACGCTATTACATTTAGTGTCAGCGCCAAGCTTGGGGTCAGTGGCGAATCAAGAGAAGATGCTATTCTTCCTGAAGTCGTATGCGAATACGAAAAATTAGGATACACCTATCTAAAGTTTGTAATTGCGTCCGAAGAGGATGCTGCTGAAGCACTAGAAGTTATAGAGATTTACCGTGCAGCTGGATTTAAAGGGCCTGCTTACCTGATGCCCATTGGCGGGGTAGAAAAGGTGTACGGCATGAACAATCGCAACGTGGCGGCATTTGCAATCAAACATGGGCTAAGGTATAGCGATCGGCTCCAAGTGCCGCTGTTCAAGAACGAGTGGGGCACTTGATGTTTGAATATCTGAAGAAAAAATTTACAAAGCCAGCGGAGCCCGAAGCACCAAAGGCTCCGAAGGCCGCTGCTGCACCAAAGAAATCTCCCAAGGAGCTGGCCACCGAACGCGGAGAACCGTATGTGGCAATCCTTGGACTAGAGGTCGATCCCGAAAATCTGCATCAGGGTGCATTTGAAATCGACTGGAATGAAAAGTTTGTTGCTAATCTAGTGCGTGCCGGATATCAACTCAAGCGTGAGGACACTGACTCGGAAATTGTAGACCGGTGGTTCCAGAATGTCTGCAGACACGTTGTAATGGAAACATGGGAGCAGGAACAAGCCATGAACCCACAACCTTATGTACGCAGTAGGAATCTAGGCAACGGGCGAAGAGAAGTAAGTTGAAGTATGATATTCAACAAAGTAAAAGAGCTCAAAGAGCAGGGTAAAACAATCGGCATTGTGTTTAGTACATTTGATATGCTGCACGCCGGGCATATTGCAATGTTGAGTGAAGCCAAGAACTACTGTGACTACTTGATTGCAGGTCTACAAACAGATCCAACCATAGACAGGCCAGAAACCAAGAATGCCCCGGTTCAAACCATTGTGGAACGGCAGATTCAGTTGGCTGCTACTCGGTATGTTGATGAGGTTGTAGTATACCAAACAGAAAAAGATCTAGAAGACCTGTTGCTTATACTGCCTGTGGATGTTAGGATACTGGGCATCGAGTACGCAGCCCGTGACTTTACCGGTAAAACTATTTGCACACAACGCAACATCAAAATTATCTACAACGCAAGAGACCACAGCTTCAGCAGTAGCAGTCTGAGAAAACGGGTAGTAGAATCAGAAAGTTTAAAGAATTGTAAAGGCGCCCAATGATCTTATACGTCAATGGCGATAGCCATGCTGCGGCTGCCGAAGCTGTTAACTGTCATGCATTTGCCGAGGATGATCATCGCTACTTTTACATGGGCCGTGTACCACATCCAGATAACTCGGCGGTTAGCTGGGGCAAAAGATTATCTGATGTTTTCAAAACCAGTTACAAGTGTGACGCAGAATCCGCCAGTTCAAACACCAGGATACTTCGCACTGCACGGCAATGGTTAAAAGATACAGATCTTTCAACTACCGAGGTTCTAGTAGTCATTCAATGGAGCACCTGGGAGCGTGAAGAATGGTTACATAATGGTGTCTACTACCAAGTTAACGCATCAGGCATCGATCAAGTTCCCGATGAGCTAAAAGAGCAGTACAAAAACTTTGTGGTCAGTGTTGACTGGAAACAGGCAACCAACCAAGCACATCAAACTATTTGGGATTTTCATCTTGAGCTAACCGCATTGGGAGTGAAACATGTTTTCTCGAACGGAAATAATCACTTTGGCAACATACAACCAGAGAACCGGCGATATTGGGGAAATAGCTATATAGGTCCTTATGATCCCGCATTGACCTACCACCAGTGGCTAAAAAACAACGATTTCCAAACAGTTGCACCTGATTCTTGGCATTTTGGACAAGAAGCCCATGCGGCCTGGAGTCGATATGTGTTACAATACATGATACAACACAAACTGATCACCTAATGAAATATCTTTTGATTGATACTGCAAACATGTTCTTCCGTGCACGTCATGTGGCGTTCCGTGCCAGTGATCCTTGGGAAAAGATTGGCTACGCACTACACATCACACTCAGTGCAGTAAACAAGGTGGCTCGTAAGTTCAACGCTGACCATGTTGTGTTCGCACTCGAGGGGCGCAGCTGGCGCAAGGATGTGTATCTTCCTTACAAGCGCAACCGTGCTGAAGTGCGGGCCGCTGCTACAGAAAAAGAGCAAGAAGAAGACAAACTGTTCTGGGAAACATTTGATAACTTTACTAAATACTTGAGTGAGCAGACCAACTGTTCAGTTATCCGACATGAAAACGCCGAAGCCGATGACATCATTGCGCGGTGGATAGCGTTACACCCCCAAGACCAACATTATATTGTCAGCAGCGACACCGACTTCGTTCAATTGCTTGCACCAAACGTGCAACAGTTCAACGGCATCACCGACGAGCTGCTGACTCTTGAAGGCATTTTTGACGCCAAAAACAAACTCGTAATTGACAAAAAAACCAAGCTACCCAAGACTGTTCCCGAACCCAAATGGCTACTGTTTGAAAAGTGCATGCGTGGAGATTCCAGCGACAATGTGTTCTCGGCCTATCCCGGCGTGCGTGTCAAGGGCACCAAGAACAAAATAGGGCTTCTTGAGGCATTTGCTGATCGAGAACGTCAAGGTTATGCGTGGAACAATCTCATGTTGCAACGCTGGACTGATCATGAAGGTGCCGAACATCGTGTGCTGGATGACTATCAGCGCAATCTCATGCTGATTGATCTTACTGCACAACCCGACAACATCAAGTCAGCGGTAGACACCGCAATCAAAACCCAAATTAGACACAGAGATATCGGACAAGTGGGTGCACGGTTCATGAAGTTTTGCGGCAAGTTTGAACTCAATCGTGCATCTGAATCAGCAGAACAATTCGGTCGTTGGCTGAACCAAACATACCCAGGAGTACTTAATAATGATAGTAGCCAAAACAGTAATACCTAATCAGTATTGGATCCTACGGCAAGGTGACATCAAAGTCGGCAACATCGAAGCTGGGCCAGATGGATTTCAAATCAAAATCAACAACGTTGTACAACAATACAAATCCATCAAGACTCTTAAACAAAAAGTTCAAATTGACTTTGAACCGGTTAAGAAGAAAGCTGCGCCTGTAGTTGATAATGAGGTTAACGGGTTCCCTACTACCGGGCGCCCATACAATGCCATCTATGATGTCAAGCATCAGGTACCTCTCTGGACACGAGAACCTAGGTCCAAGTCTTGGTTTGCTGCTGGATGGTATCGTGTGCGTACTGGCCGCACTTGGCAAGTGGTCCAGAGCCCCAAGTTGATTGTTCTGCAACGATATGAATACAAAGGGCCTTTCCGTAACGAGGTTGAGGCCGAGGATTAATTGACAACATGCACCCATATGATGTTCTCACTAATCAAGAAGCAGTCACAGGATCAAAATCAGAATACCTAGAATATCTTAACAAACATTACTTTCATGTTTGCGAAAAATCTCGTGTGCTGGAGCTTGGTCCTTGGTCGCTTGCCGATCATAGTAAACTAATAATCAAAAATAATCCATCGTATCTAGAATTAATCGAGGGCGATTCAAGCGCCGTAGATATCCTAAGATTAATCAAAGGGATCGACAATGTCTTATGTGATGATATTATGATAGCATTGCAGTCTCCTAAAAATTTTGATGTTGTCGTTTGTTTTGGAGTCTTGTACCATCTACATAGTCCATTGCATCTATTAGAATTAATAGTCAATAATTGCTCTCCCAAGCATATTTTATTAGATAGCGTACATGCAGCACACCCATTGGTATTTGCGTACGAAGAACCTAATGTTCATGGCAATGTACAATATCGGCCAGGCTGGCAGGGAAGTGGTATGAACTTTGTAGTACCTTTTTTTATTATTAATTGGGCATTGTCAAACATGGGATATACCCTAATTAAAGCCGATAACCTTAAGATAGATTATTTCCCAAAGTCTAATAATTGGGTAGGATTATGGAAACAACAGGAAACTCAATGAGTATTCATATTAACAAATTTATCGATAAGATCAAGGCTACAGAAAGCCGCAGCCTGCGTGACCTCACAATGTCCATGACTGACGCCCGGGACCTGCATGCTGATATTACCAAGCTGCTGTTGGCTGTGCAGGTACTACAAGAGCGAGGACAGGCTGCTGCACCAACAACCAACGTTATCTCAGTTGAGGTCGAGGGCGGTACCTTTTAGCCCCTGAAGTTGGCTCATAAATAAATGTAGGAGTTTATTGATGAGCCGACCCAGACCAACTGTACTTGTTGAAGTAACTAATCGTAGTACATACAAGACCGAGCAAGTATTAGCAGCCGAAGGAGTCTGGGCTGTATTCTTTGACCGCCAGCCCATCAACTTAAAAACCAGTAACCTACTGGTGCAGTACCCGGGTCCCAAGTATAAAAAAGTCAGCTTCCCCAATCAAGGGCATGCTATAAACTTGGCCAAGAAGCTCAATATCCAGTTCAAAACTGACAAGTTTTCAGTAGTACTGTTGACACAAGGGGAGCAGATATTCCCCAATGAGAAATCGAAAACTTGAAATAGTAAGCAAGCTGATTGACTTGGTGCCCGAGGCTCGGCGTGAGACTGTCGATCGGGCCATGGTCACTTGGTGGGCGAACATACGCAGCACTGGTGGCCTCAGACTTACGGATCATGGATACTGTATGCTGCATGATCTCTTGGAGATTGAGTCTTGGTCAGTAGCAATCGAAGACCCACGTAAAACTTTAAACAAGCAGTTCATGCTGGCCTTGGATCAGCGTCTTACTTGGCCTTACTACATAAGTCGAACCTGTGTGGTGTTCTTTAGCAGTCGAGATGCTGTTATGGCTACTCTACACGGCGACCTTCGAGCTTGGATTGATTTAGTCGAACCCCGCAATCAATAATCTTTAGTATGTTGCGTCGCAACATAAATAACTAAGTAGAAACCATGAGTTTCTGCATACTTAACAAAGGACACATCATGTTAGCAATCTTAATCAAATTTTTCGATCGTTTTTTTTCATCGGCAAGTTATTCAAATGAGCTTGATAGGTTCGTGCTCAGCAAAAAGCCAACCTCGGTGATAGAAATGGAATACTGGGTCAAAGAATACGATCGCAAGATGACTCGCGGCCAAGGCTGGATACTATGAAGACAGTAATCAAGGCCATTTGGCACTTTTTAGAAGCATGGGGAGAGATCCGGGCTTCTCGCCATATAAGCAAGCTGTACTAACTATCATGAAATCCATAACAACCACCATGCTAAATATGCTACAACGGTTGGCTGAAATGTTTCCAGATAGCTCTTATCAAGCACGATTAGATGCATACCTAAATTCCCACGGAATTATTGATTCCATGTAAACAGTAGCTGACCCTTTTAACTTTAAGGGCACAGCAAGCATGAGACAATTTCTAATATTGTTAGCAGTAGCGATTGTTGCCGCAACAGGCACACCCGGCGCAACAGCCTGGACACAACGTGCCCCACAAGACCCACAGACTTGTAAGGTTCATGCTCCTTATGGGTTCCCACAGACCACAGGCGTACAGCCAATTTGCCGGCAAGCCTATTTAGTAGGGTATGATGCAGCAGCCAAGCTGCCTAAATATGTAACATATGAGTTACTTCCACAAAATGCTCTTGGCTGTGTTGCTCGCACTAATGCCTTTGCCACCGATCAATCAGTTGCAGGAGGAGCCACCCCTGCTGATTATATCGGCACTGGCTACGATAAAGGTCATATGTCACCGGACGGAGATCTATCTTGGAATGTACAGGTAGAGTTTGAATCATTCTTGATGACCAACATGAGCCCGCAGGCCGGTTCCCTGAATCGTGGCATCTGGAAACTGCTCGAGACCAGCATTCGTGGATGGGCGGTTCAACGTAATCAAAGCTACACGGTGTACGTGGGCGGGGTGTACGATGCAAAGAATATGAAAATTGGCTCTGGGGTTGTGGTTCCAAATGGGTTTTACAAGATCGTAATCAACAATCAAACCAACGAGATAGCCGGATGGGCATTCCCGCACATGGCTCCTTATCCCAACTTGGGCAATGACTTGACCAAGTTCCGCTTGCCGGTTACACAGATTGAATCAGTAGCGGGCGTGCAATTTGCATTCCCTAATGCTGCGGTTGAATTGCAGCCCGGCACAGAATGGCCGGTAGACTTTGGTGCTCTTACAAAGGCGAAAAGGGCCAAGTGCGGTGCTGCATCAAATGATTAAATTGATTACCGGACTATAGGTGCCTATAAATATTCCGTGTTAATAATTTCAGATATAGAATCACTTCACATAGAATTAACTACTCGTTGTAATGCTCGGTGCCCGATGTGTATGAGGAACTATCGAGGCTCGGACTACAACAGCGGCTATCCAACTACTGAACTATCCCTAGCCGATATTAAAAAAATCTTACCACCAGAATTTATAAAAAATAAACGGGTACTAGTTAATGGTAACTTGGGAGATTTTGGGCTAGCCAAAGATGCACTTGAGATAGTCGAGTATTTCATTGAACATAATGCCTTGACTCGAATTCACACTAATGGATCTATGAGAACACCTGGTTGGTGGGCTCAGCTTGCCCATCCAAAAGTACAAATTGGTTTTGCACTAGATGGACTAGCCGATACCCATTCATTATATCGCCTTAACACCGACTGGAATAGCATAATTAAAAATGCGCAGGCTTTTATTGCTGCCGGCGGTAACGCTAGTTGGAGATTTATTGCGTTCGGGCATAATTTACATCAAGAAACCGAATGCAGGCAAATGGCCAAGGATTTGGGGTTTGTGTCATTTGATTATATTAACCAAGGCCGTGACAACGGGCCTGTATACACACGGGCCGGGGATTTCACACATTGGTTAGGCGAGCCCTGGCATGATCATGTGCCCGATATAAAACCCATGGTACAAAGTCACATAACTTGGTATGATTCTAAAACATTTAAATCATCCAAAGATACTACTCCACTTAATATTAGTTGTCAGCATAAAGTTCGCAAAGAATTGTACATCGCAGCCAATGGCGAAATATATCCATGTTGTTATCTTGGATACTATCCACAAACAATGCATCACCCGGGAAATGAACAACTCAAGATCCTAGTCAAACGAAATAATGCTCTTGAATACCCTATAGAAGAATGCATCAAATGGTTCGATACTGTAGAAGAGACTTGGAATAAATCTAGTATAGCCGAAGGAAGATTGTATGCCTGCGTTACATCTTGTTCGGCGAATTCTTAGGCAAGTTCTGTGGTTGACAATTAATTCATCCTGTGCTATACTGGGCACTTGATCGAAGTTCTTCGGGGTAAGAACCAAAAGTTCAGCGGTCGACCATTAATTCATCCTGTGCTATAATGGTTACATGGTTAGAAAAAAGCGTTCAGATCGTACCCACATTGTGTATGCCTTAGTTTCGGGCAGCGACTTCTACATTGGGGTCACTGCAAAGACTGAAACTACTGTGCAGAAGTCAGCGCAGACTCGTTTCAACAAGCACATCTATCGCTCACGTAGCGAGGACAAGAGCTGGCTGCTGTACGAAGCTATGCGCAAGCAGGGCACTGAAGCCTTTGCAGTTCTTGTGATCGACGTGCTGCGCGGCAAGGCCGCTGCTCATGCTGCTGAACGCGAGATGATTCGCGAGCTTGCACCCAACCTGAACACTGATGTGCGGGTGCGAGCAAACGGTTGACTCAAAATGGCACTTATGCTATAATGTATTTACTGTAGCAAAACGGAGCAAGAAATGAGCAAATTTATCAAGTCTGAGTTCAGCGTTGGCGAATATGCTGCTTACGGGGGCAAGTTTGTCGCGCGATTCAAGCGTGGCGGCCGTGCTAGTTTCCTGAATTTCTTGTGCTCAAAGTTCACTGTGGAAGAGTACTTTGCGCAGCTGGACCGGGGACAAGCTCCGCTGAAGATCCTGGAATCCAAGGGCTATGTTGCCCTGCAGTTTCGTAAGTTTCTCAAAGAAGGCGGCTATCCCATTAGCCTGGAAGGCTTGAGCTCGATGATTAATGCGCGTATTGATGCCAGGGCTATCCCCTGGCCCCGGACTGCTGGTTGACCAATAAATCAAACCCTGTTATAATGTTTTTACTGTAGCAAAACGGAGCAAGAAATGATGTATGCTAACTATCGCAAGCCTGTGCAGCGTCAAGCCAACCCTGAACAAGTCCCGGCAGTGGATGCACTGCGGGCCGTGCTGCCTGCGCTGGGCTATGGCGACGCCAAGTTCGCAAACGACCTGCTGGGCAACTTCGCGCAGTGGGGTCGGCTGAGTGAAAAACAATTGCACTGGGTCGAGACTCTGACTGCTCGTGGCCTTGCTCCCAAGCAGGCTCCTATTGCGCAGGTCACAGTGGATTTCAAGAACATTCAAGACATGTTCGACCTGGCCGGCAAGACGCTCAAGCGCATCAAGGTCAAGCTGCAAGCTGTAGGCGGACAGGCCGTGGTGTTTAATCGTGCTGGCCCGATGAGCAAGTATGCCGGGCAAGTCATGATCACAGACGGCTTGCCCTTTGGCGAGAACAAGTTCTTTGGGCGCATTGATGTTACGGGCGAGTTCTTTGCTACCCGCAACGCCACGCAAGAAGTGTGTGAGCTAGTGAAAGAGTTCAGCGAAGACCCAGCAGGAACTGCTGGCAAGTACGGCAGGCTCACAGGCGGCTGCAGTTTTTGCAATCATGGCTTGAAGGATGATCGTAGCACTCAAGTTGGTTACGGCCCGGTGTGTGCCAAGCGTTTTGGATTGGTCTGGGGCTAAGAGATTACGGTTGACACGAAATTCAACTCGTGTTATAATGTTTTTACTGTAGCAAAACGGAGTACGAAATGGCTTATGTGAACCAAGCAACCAAAGCGGCAATTGCACCCAAGATCAAGGCTATCCTGAAAAAGTACGGTGTCAAGGGATCGCTCAGTGTTCGAAATCATAGTACCCTGTGCTTGAATATCAAGTCCGGAGCTATCGACTTCATCGGCAACGAAACGTCAGGGTACGAACAGGTTAACCCCTACCACTACGGTAGTCATTACTCAGGTAAGGCCAAGAAGTTCCTGGCAGAGGTCCTTGCTGCCATGAACACTGGAAATCACAACCGCAGTGATGCAATGACCGACTACTTTGATGTGGGCTGGTATGTTGATATCAACATCGGCAAGTGGAACCAGCTCTACATTGTGCAAGCTTAATAATAGGAGAGTCCAGCAATGCAAAACGAACTCGACAATCGACTTTTTGACAAGTATCCGAAGATTTTTCGTAATCCCCACACCGTGCTGACTCAAACATGCATCTGGGGATTTGAAATAGATAACGGCTGGTACAATATTGTTGATAAACTGTGCAACAATATTCAACGCCACATCGACTGGGGCCGGAAAGAACGTGCCCGAGCTTTGCGATTTAATCGAGCACTAAAGCGAGCCATTGCCGGAGATCGCACCAGCATCACTAATTTGTATTTTGACAATCGGGCAGTTTCAACTGATCACTGGATCAGCAATCGCATCAATAAACAAATTCAGAATGCCGAGTACAGGGAAGTTCCCGAAATTGTTCAGCAGGTGGTGGCTATCCAAGTAAAAGAAAAGTTCGGGACCCTAAGGTTCTACTACTCCGGAGGTGATGAGTTTGTGGCCGGCTTAGTGGATATGGCAGAATCCATGTCCGGCGTCACTTGTGAAAGATGCGGCACTCCGGGCGAGCTGCGCGGCCGGGGCTGGATCAAGACCTTGTGCGAACAGCATGCACCGGTTGACCAATAATTTCTGTTCTGCTATAATAGTTTTATACAGTTAGCAATTAGGAGCAAAAGATGGAGATCGAAACATTGGCGATAGAAATTGCACAGCTTTCAAACGTAGATCTGGCCAAGTTGGCAGATGTGTTGATGGCGCAGTTTAACGCCCGTGCCGCAAAGTTGGCGTGGAACCTGCAAGTGAGCAGCACCGACCAAGCTCTGCGTGGAGGCATGTGAGCCAAGTTAGAATCCTAGATGGTGATCGGATCAACGAGTTTGAAATGCTCACCGTGTTGGACTACATGCAGAACAAGTATCCCGCCCAGCACTACACCATGTCGCCCGGGAATCAATGTGTTTGGGTTGCTTGGGGTAGCAGTGTGCCCATAAACTTCTATTTTGTGTTCCGCGAGGAACGCATTGCTGACATTCAAATTGATTAACAGTTGACAACAAACGATCCCTAGTGTATAATGCTGCTGAACAACAAGGAGAACGCGAGATGAAGATCATTGTTAAGATTCCCCAGCTGCGCACTCGAGCACATCGTGTGCTGTTTGACAAAGAGCTGCCGTTCCAACCGCGGCGCGAACAGTCGCGTAAGCAATACCAACGTCACCCCAAAAATCGTAATCAGGAGCTAGTATGAACACAGAACAAATCACCATTCGCGACTTTATGGAAGTTATCGAATACCGTATCACTGAAGGTAGCGAGTACGGTTGGGACTGCTTTGGCAACAAGGCATTCCGAATGGATCACTGGGCCGGCGAACAGCAAGACCCCAGCCTGAGCATTGTGTTTGACACTGCCACGCAGGTGGTGTATCAAATGGAAGCGCATGACTATGTTCATGCGCGAGCGTACCGCTGGACCAATCCTGATTGGCAAGGAGCATTTGATCGGGAAGGCCGTGCCCGTGCTGTTGATAATAAAGTAGCGTGGGACAATGTTCTATACATTGATCTAGATGTTGCCAGCGACATGCTGGAAAAGGGTGCCGCTATCTGTACAGGTGAAGACTATGACACTCGTGTTAGTATGCCAGTAGACTTTACAGACGAAGAACTGTTGAAGTATATGAAGTTGGCACACGAACGTGATATAACTTTTAATCAGTTCGTCGAAGAAGCATTGGAAGCAGCCATTGCACGACACGCCAAGTCCCGGGATTCTGAATGATTATCAAGGGACTGACCCGGCGTCAAATAGAGATTGCTGACCAGTTGTGGGCTTGCGAAACGCTAGACGATGCCGATGAAGTTGTTGCCCGTAACGGGGCCGACGG